TAGCAACATTCAATGCTTCGGTAGTAAAAGCTGTTTCGAGCCTTACCAATTTTGCATCTCCATCTGTATCGAAATACTCAATACGCACAATGTTATATGGAGCACCTCCGTCTCTAAGAATCTTACAAACTTGATTGCAAGGAATGACAGTGTTAGTCGTCCCACCAACCCCTGTAACTTTAATGTACTTAGTCATATCCATTATGAGATTGTAGTTACTGCAATAGCAACAGGTGGTTCACACACAAGTACGGGCTTCTTCCAATCAGAAGACAAGCACTTCCTCATCTGCTCCAAGGTATACTGCTGAAACTCGTTAGCAAACCTGTCGGTTCCATGAGTAATGTTCACGTCGGTGTTTAGCTCCGTAGAAAAATACTTAAAATCAGTTCTAGTGCTTGATACACCATTAACCAACGAAACGTGATTCAGGTTAATCAGGTGCTCCTGACCTTCAGCGTCTGTAAATTGTAGATACTTCTGCATGATTATGCGTTTGCGGGGTTAACACCTGTAACAGCCACAGGGAAGTCATCTGCCTCAACAGCAAGAAATGGTTCTGTGTAGGGCTGCTCCCACGCCTGAACAATCAAGTTCTTGATGAAGTTAGCTTGCGCTATACGATTTGCGGAGGTGCCTGCCGCAGCGTGGGTAAATAATGTAACCTCTGATAGGCCACTCTCAGAATCCATGTAGACAATTTTTGTCTCCGTATCCGTTGTGGTAATTCCAAACTTTGCGGATGTGGTGTTGGGCCTAACAATCCCAATGATGTCTCTACAGTTTACTACCTGAACAGCAGCCGGAATGCCTGTAACCTTGATATACTTCTGCATGTAAAAAATTCTGCGTGAGTAAAAAAATATCCCTACAAAGATAGGGCAAAAAAAAGAGGAGCATTTCTGCTCCTCTCTCTTTCCCTGTCGGGTAATAGTGCTTACTCCTCAAGTAGAGCCTCTAGCATCTTCAACGCTTCAATTCCGTCATCGCTCTTAAGGAACGATGCAGCCGCTTGCGTTGGCTCAAGCCCAAATGGGACACTAAGCATCTTCTTCTTGTTGGTCGGTGTGCTAAACCACACCTCCGTGCCTTGGCGACGAGTGCTCAAGAACCCTGCATCGAAGAACCTCCGAACGTTTGAGGAGAACCTCAGCTCAGGGTCTTGGATAAGGTTTAAGAAGCTCTCAGGGTCATTCTTAGCCAACACCAAGACATCACGCTTCAGCTCGGCAGAAGACATACGCTCCGTATTGCGACCGAAGGCCACGCGGACAACGTTTTCGATTTCTTCCAACGAAAGGTTACGTGCCTCGGCAAGGGCATCAGCTTCAAGAGCCAAGTATTCCACCTCTGCTTCTGCATCCTTTTCCTTGTCCACCTCTACGAAAGACTTTCCGAAGAGAGGGTGGACACTCAGGAAGTGCTGAAGCACCTGATTGCTTCGCTCCACATAAAGGAAGCCGTCCTCAAAGATGATAGGTTCAACAATGGCGTTGCCATCCTGCTCGTCCTCATAAGGAGATTGTTGGTTACGCGCATAGCGCAACGCTCTGTTCGTGCCTGTCTCTTCATCGAAGTGCAAGAGTGGCATACGACGTGTGTTGCGGGTGGGCAGCATGTACGAAAGCGGAGCTACCTCCCGCGTCAGCTTGTACGACTTATCGACGTACTGTTCAGTCTTCTTCATTAGATAAAAATTAGATTTGAGAAAAGTAAAGTGGGAAGCGTGTCCTCAAGGACACGCCTCCCCTTTACGGCTTAGGCAATCTTACGCATTGAAGATTACGAAGTTGTTTGCACCGAGGGTGCAGACGCATCTTTCAGAGAGGTAGTTAACCTGCATCTTGTCGATGTCGTTAACCATAGCTCCTCCGGCAGAACCTGTAATCCAAGTCTTGTAGCGACGGTCTTCAGTCTCAGACGCTCTGTAACGAACGTGCAAGAATGGACGCTTCGCGTTCTTACCAAGGATTTGGTCGTACACGGTAGTAGAACCTGCAGGAACGAGAAGACCGTTCACAGCACCGCTGCCTGCCACAGTAGACAGACCACCGCGCATAGTTGGGTCGTTCAGGTATTTCCAATCAGTCTTGTAGAAGTCGTAACCTCTGCGGAAGCCTGAGAAGCCAAGGTTCAAGGCCATCTCTTCGTCGTTGTCGAACAGACCGAATGAAGTACCACCCGCTCCATAGGAGTTTTGAGCAGCCAACATATCGTCGATGTCGAACGAGAACTGACGGTTGATGAAGAGAACGTTCTCCTCGATAGAACCCTGCTTGTCGAGACGCTGAATCACAGTGTCGAAGTCTGCAAGCACAGTGGGGTTACCACCTGCGTACACGTTACCTCTTTGGTTCACGGTGTAGAAGATACCTTCAGAACCGTTGAGACCTGCGACAGAAGTACCCGGAGCGGCAGTAAGTCCCTGCAAGTAGTCACCTGCACCTGAGCCTGCGTCTGCAGGAACAGCCTCAATCATAGCAGTTTCGAGGTAGTCGTCAAAGCGCAAGCGAGTCTCGTGCTCAGACTTCAAGTACCACAGGTATCCTGTAGCTCCGTTCTCAGTAGTAACCTCAACCCATCCAATCTGAGCCATGTCAGAACCGCTCACCTCGTAGGTATCCTTCAAGATGATAGGCTTGTTTTGGAAGATGAAGTCGTCAGCTTCGAGAGAGCCGTTCATACCTCCTGTTCCTTTGTTGAACTCAGAACCGTAGATGAAGATGGTGCAGTCGTTTCCACCTGCGGTGGTAGCAGCAGCAGAACCTGCCTGCTCATAGATGTTGGCCTTGAAAGTCTTGGCGACAGGGTCAACGTTGCTCACGATAGCTTTGTTAGAGCCTGCACCATTGTTCCAAACAATCATGATAGTTTGGTTGTCACGCAAGGCGATACCCCCTGTAGCAGAAGCGGTAGTTCCACCCGGAGCAATGTTGTCATTAACAATGAAGTCCACAACATCAGTGCCTGCAGCGACAACGCCTGCTGTTCCTACCTGAGTGTACTTGGTGTGCAGTCTGCCCTGCTCTGCCCACTTGACGAGGTCAGAGTTAGAAGGCATCTCAGCACCCACCATACGGAGGAATGAAGAGATGGTTCTGTTGCCGTATCTCTCGAACTCCTTTTCGTAGGTGTCAGGGAGGTACTGATTCAAGAAATCAAAGTCCTTGATGTAGTTTGTTGCGACGGGAATCTGTTGAGCACTCGGTTGGAGGTCAAATCCCGGTGTAGCGGATAGTGCCATTTTTTTCTTAATGTTTTATTTGCGACTCCTAATTTTTAGCCCTCGACCTGAGTCATTGTTCAAGGACTTTATTTGCACTCCTCCCTTACTCGTGACTTCAGGTGCGCTGCGCATAGACATGTCAGTATTCTTCATCTTACGCATCGTACTGTCAGCCTGAACAGATTTGCCTTGCTCGTAAAAGAACTTGGCAAACTTTTCGGGATTCATAGCGATAGCCAACGCTCGGTGGTAACCTGCTGCGTCTTTGATGACACCGTTCTCATCAACATACTTCTTAAGGAAGTTGGTTGCATCAGACTGTGCCTTCTTCAACTCAGTAGCATCACCCGGAGAGAAGGTGACCTTCTTGTCTTCGTCAAGCGTGAACTCAAAGCCCTTGAACTCACTTCCGAAAACTTCGTTGGTCTGCTGAAGAAAGACTTGCTGTCGCTTCTTCATTGACTCCTCAAAAGAGCTTGACTCTTGGATATATTGGTTATACGCCTCCAACTTCTCTTTGTCTTCCTTGGAAATAGAACTCCCGCTCGACTCAAGGGGCGTTCCGTACTTTTCCTTTTGAGACTCAAAGAAGTCTTTGGCCTTCGCAATAGCTTTTTTCTTGTTGAGCTTGGTCTTCTTAATCGTCGATTCGTCATCCAACTCCTCGTCAAAAGAATAAGCCTCCATCAGGGTGTCGATGTCTTCTGCATCTAATCCCTTCTCGGTGGCAACCAAATACTCACGAAGGAGTTGGTCGGGGGCAACCTCATCGTAATCCTTGTTCAGTTTTACGAAGTCGTTGAAACCTCTTCCCGTATCCTTCTTGTACTTCAGATACGCAGCGACATCTTCAGGTAGCTCCTCGACCTCTTCGCGCTCGGCAAAGAGTTGGTCTACAGAATCAATCTGCTTGTCGTATCTGTTTTTGATATATGAAAGAACGTCGTCGTCAGAAAGCTCTGACTTAGATTCCTGAGCGGGAGCTTCCTCCTGCACAGGTGCTTCTTCTTGTGCAGGCGACTCAGCCGTCTCCGACTTCACCTCCTGCACCTCTGTGGCATTTACTTCTTGCTCGTGCTTGTCAAGAAGTGCCTGCTCGATTTCTTGTTGTGACTTTTCTGCGCCTGTCACCTCGCGAACTTTGAGTTCCATAGATTAGATTTTTACAAAAGTAATGACAATAAATTAGACTTATCTTGGCGAGAACTCAGCAAGGTCAAAGCCATCGAGACTGTCTTCGTTAGACTCGAAGTTCTGAGGCGGGAGGTTGTTCTTGCGTTGGTTAATCAGCTTACTCTGTTCAGTGTTTTGCTGACTAATCCTTTCAGCCTTAGCCTTCTCGCGCTGCGTTTCTCTGCTCTGAAGTGCGTCCTCAGAAATGTTTCTGAGTGACATATTGTATTGGAACTCCTGCTCCATGAGCATCTTCTTGAGTTCCGCCTCGTTCTTCATCTTCTCAATCTCGAACGAAATCTCAGCCTGCTTAATCTGCATCTTCGATTGCGTCTCAGCCTGCAACTTCTGCATGGCAGCCTGCGCAGCAAACTGTTGAGACTTCATCTGTCTCTCAGTTTCCATAGCCTTGCCCTGCAACATCTGCTGCTCCTCACGGTCTTGCTTCTGCTTACGCTTCAGCTTTAACAGTTGATTGGCGAGCTTGATGTTCTTCATCTCGCGGATGTCAATAGCATCTTCGAGGTAGATATCACCCTTCGACAAGGCCATCTGAATGTTCTGCTCCAACTGAGCTTTTTGCTCTTCATCAGGAGAGACCTCGATAAACACACCGAAGTCGTAGATGTACAGGTCAGAAATCTGATTGAGGATGCTGACGTTGTACTTACCGATTTGGTTTACGAACTCCTCGGTAAAGTCAGAATACTCCAAGATGTCTGAGATGCGGTACGACAATCCCTCCGCAAGGGTCTTAAACAGATAGAGGCTGCCATCGAGGATGTGCCTTGTAGCTGTATTGGAGTTTAGTGCCGCCAACTTCTGTACACCAACCAAAGAATTGGGGTCGGGTGTGCTTCCGTCACGAGCTTCATTGAGTCCCGTGACAGCACGAATCATATCGAGATAGTGATTGTAGTTGGCAATCAACATCTGCGTCTTCGACGCGCCTGAGTTGGAGGTGAGCTGCTGAATAGGGACGCGAGCGTTGTTAAACTCTCCGTCCTGCGTATAGCTCCTGCCAATAACAGAACCCGTTTGGAAGTACAGACGCAAAGCGTCTTCAGGGTTGTATGCGTTACCTGTCCCAAGGTCAACCTCGTTCAGGCCATCAGCATCAATGTATACACCGTCAGGAACTGTACGAGCAATAACCTGCTGCAGCTTGAGGTGCGTCATCTGAATGAGGTCAGCAAAAGGAATCATCCTTCTCACCAACGACTCAATGACACCCTTATACATACGAGGTGCTACAGCTACATAGTTAGGGATGGCGTGCTGACTAGCGGACTTAGGTCTCACCATGTTCTTAGCCATCTCCCACTTGAGAATCATATTCGTTCCCATCACCATGACACCGTCATACCACACGTCAATCTTCTTGGACACCTTCTCGAAGTTGCCCTCATCCATCATGTCAGATGGCGGGTTGAAGGAGTCATCCTTCTCAATCATCTTGACGTTGCCGTTCTCAGAAGTCTTCTTCTTGTAGACGATTTCGTTGGTGGACTTGTAATTGAAGTACAACAGCGTAACCGTGTCGCGATAGAAGATGTCGTTGTCGTAATACTGCGCTACGTTGAAGTAGTCGTACCACTGCTGACTATACTTGGTAATCTTCTCAAGGTCTTCGTTAGTCAGCGTAGGGTCAATCTTGATAAGCTCATTGACGTTAACCGTCTTGACCTCGCCCCAATAGAAACAATCCTTGAAGTGCGGGTCTTCAGTGTAGCTGTACACCACATTGGCCGGGTCAACATAAGACACCTGCACACCGCTCCCCTTGAGGAACTCATGCTTCGCCACTGCGATACCGCATACCGTAAGGTCGTAGTCGAACCTCTTGCGAAGGTCACCGTAGTGGTTCTCTTCAAAGATGGTGTTGATAGCTTCCTCTTCTGCAATCTCGATAGCAGGCTTGTAGTTAAGCTGCATATAGAGTGACAGTTCCTCGTCGCTTTCAGGAAGCTCTTCAGGTTCTGTAACAAAGGGATTGGCTCCTGTAGCTGCCTGAATCTTTTCCAACACAGGCTTGGCAACCATCTGACCTTCGATGAGGTCTTGATACTTGCTGCGCTTAGATTGAGACAGCGCGTCTTGAGCGTATGCCTTGACAGAGAAAAGCCTGTCCGACATACCGTTCACGACGATGTCTACGAACTTGGGAAGAATAGGTACAGGTGTCCAATCAAGGTTGATGTATGATAGGTCACCATCAATGGCTAGTTCCTGCTTGTACTTCGCAATGGACTGCTCACCCCTTGCGTAAAGACGCAATCGGTGCAGTGCCCTCCATTGGTCGTAGAATCTGCATTGGCTTCCGTCCTTCTTGAACCATTCATATTGAATGGCCTGACCAACCTGCAGACCAAACTCAAAAGAGTCCTTTTCAGCGTCGGACACGAATTGACTCGGAAAACCTGCAGATGAAATGTTTATCTTAACATCCTTCATCGAATCAGTTCACTGTAAGCCCCCTTGTTATTATACCTTGCAAAGGTAAGGCTTAATTTATTTGTCTTCTTTTCGGGCTGATACAGGTGCTTTTGGCAAGCCATGATAGCCAATCCCGAACTAATACTTGCGTCAAATTTGGTTCTATTGGTAATATCGAACTTCGCCCAATCTTCGAGTGTGCGAGTGAAAAGCATAGAACCCATCTCGTCTGCATCCCTAAACGAACCGTCCATATCTATTCCCACATACTTTTCGATGTAGGATTCAATGGCTGAAGCGTGCGCCTGCTTCACATCCTCTGATGAGTTAGGGATTCCACCAAGCTCTCTCTCTGTTTTAGATAGCTTGTTGTATGTTTTGTCAGGTCGATTCATGCAGAATCCTCGATATCCACGATTCTTGAAGTGATAGAGTAGGCGGGGCTTGTTGTTCTCCACAAGGATAGGCATGCCGTAAAAAACACAAGCCATGAGTACATCCTCAAAGAACAGCTCTGCCGTCTGCGGTCGGGCGATGTACTCCAAGAAAAACTCATTGCTCGGAGCGTCGTCCATATTAAACTTCGTAAGTCCGTGCAGCGCACCGTTTGAGCCGCCTCCACCGACTACGCCTGAGATATCGTAAGAGTCACAACCAAATGCACCGAGGTGGTCGTTGGCCGGATACTTGATACCGTTGCGCTCCGACACTCTATTCTGCATCTGCTTCTTAGGAACCCACGACACCTTGAAGCGTCCTGAGTTGTCAGGATAGAATATGACCTTGCTGTCCTTGATGCCGTCCTGCCATCTGAAGCTACCCCGTGTAACGTGCTGATTGATAATCAGGCTATCGTTGTAATCTATCTGCTGATAGATGCGGGTTAGGTTAAAGATGGATTGCTTGCTTTCATCCCTGAAGGCGTGCGACTCTGTGCGAGGGAACTGCCTGTAGTATTCGTTCAGGGCATCTGCGTCCGATTTAAGCGACTCTACCTCCGCCTCCCAATAGTCTACCGCACCCTGATGGATATCTTCTCCGTCGATGCCCTCTACGGCCTTCTCAGGGGTTCTGAAGACGGGCATACCGTAGCGGTCGATGAACCCCTCCATGTTCCACTCCATAGGAATGAACAAGGAGTACATCCCGCTCTTGGTCTGTCCATTCTTGTTTCTCTTGAGCACGTCAGAGTCTCGGTACAAATCCTTGAAGTTTCCCCCACCTTTGGACAAGGCGTTGGAGGTTGACCCCATCATGCACTTGCCGATAATCTTACTACCCAACCGCAAGCAAGTCTTGGTGACACGCCAATTGTTTAGGATGCTATTGGGCTTGAGCCACTTGCCGCTCTCATCATGTACAAGGAGCAAGAGCTTCTCACCATCGTAAGAGTTGTCGTCAGTGTTCTTCCAATCAATCGTGGTGTCGAGACCTTGAATCTCATCATCCTCCACGTCGAACATATTCTTCTTGGTAATCTTAGCCGCAGGGACACGGTAGGCAAGCTCCGTCTTTGGCTTGTCCATCCCGTCCATGATAGGCTTGAAAAAGAACGGAAGTCGGCTGTTGATTGGAACAACCTTGTCGGTAAACATCTTCTTGGCATCAGTACCCGTCTTCGACAGGATGCCTACGCGGG